CTGATATAAAAGGAAGTCATAAAAAATATGTTTCTACTGGCTCAATATTGAATCATGCTAAATCAGGTGACATAGTATGGGGAAGTGGTATCGCACACTCAAGTGACAACATAAACAGGGGTGTTGATATACGTGCAGTTCGTGGACCACGAACCAGGAAGAGATGTGTTGAGTTGAATATAGATTGCCCCGAGGTATATGGTGATCCAGCCTTAATTCTTCCTAAGATATATAAACCAAAAGTTCAGAAGAGATATACTATTGGATTTACACCACACATTGTGGATTATGAACAGTGTGAAAAACAATACTCGACTTATGAGAACTCAATTGTTATTGATTTTAAAGAAGACCCACATATGATCATAAGGAAAATGTTATCATGTGATTATATCGTATCAAGCTCATTACATGGTTTGATAGTTGCTGATGCATATGGTATTCCGAATCTTTGGGTGAAATTCTCTAATAAAGTCTTGGGTGATGATACTAAGTTTTTTGATCATTTCGAAACTGTGAAAAAAAGTAAAACAACATTCACTGATTGCAGGGGTGATTCAAGGACAAGGAGTGAATTACTATCACATCTAAATGATGTGGAAATATCTAAATATACTGAAGAGGACTTGAATAATTTAATTAAGGCATGTCCATTTAAAGTATGAAAAGGCTTAAGATAGAAAACTTTTGGGAGGGCTTCGATCACACAGATGACTATTTGGTTAATGCTATAAAAGCAACCCTTGGTGTTCAGGTAGTTACAACTGATCCAGATTTAATACTCTATAGTGTATTTGGATGGAGGGGCAAAGATGAAAAACCAGAATGCTGGAATGTGAATGTTCCAAGGATATGCTATTCGGGTGAAGCATTGAGTGATGATAAGATAACTCAAGTTTTAAATAATGGAGATTATATGATCTACTCCAAAAGGGTTAATCATCCTAGATATTTAAGATTAACAGAAACCGAAAAGTATGGTTGGTATGGTTATGATCCATATTCACTCTTAACTGCGCCCGTATCACAGAAAAGTAAATTCTGTTCATTTGTATATCACAGTCATGTTAGACCTAGGGAGAATCTATGCAATCAATTGATGAAGTATAAAAAGGTTGATTGTCTTGGTAGAAGTTTAAATAACTGTAAATCGAATAAACTTGCCAATAGATATGATACATCTGGTTGGGGTACATCAAATGTAGAAACTCTAAAGCCATATAAGTTTAACCTTGCTATAGAGAATCAACCTCTAAGTGGTTACATGACTGAAAAGATATGGTGGGCATTCCTATCACGAACTATTAATCTATATTGGGGTGACCCATCTGTTCATGATTCGTTTAATAGAGGAAGCTTTCTATGCAGAGATGACTTTGCATCAGAAAGACAATTCATTAATGCGATCATAGAATTAGACCAAGATGATAAGGCATATAATGAAATGCTAAATACAAATCCCATTAAGGATGATTCTCTTTTTGATAAAAATCATTTGATTGATTTTCTAAAAATAATTAAAATATGAAAGTAGTTACGTTTTATTCAGATCCACCAAATAGTACATACTATAGTGATCATGCTGATAAATGGATCGATAGTGTTAAAGAACATAATTTAGATTATCATATTGAAGAATTGAAAGGTTCTAACTATTGGGAAAATACTCGGCGCAAGCCACAGTATATCTTGGATTGTCTTAATAAGTTCAAAGAGTCTATTCTATGGGTTGACGTTGATACAGCATTTAAAAGTTATGAGCAGTATAAACCATCTAACTTCATCGCTCTTAGGCAAGGAGAAACTGGAAGAGCATTATACAGCAGTTGTCTACACTTCGAATACTGTAAAGAATCTTTAGAGTTTATTGAGATTTGGAATGATCTGTGTGTAAAAAATAACACTGACCAAAAAACCCCGCAGGGTGATCATCATTATCTATATAAAGCATTAGCAAAATCGAACATCAAAGTTGATTGGTTCTCAAAAGATTATTGGGATATTCGCTCGCAGGCGTTTTCACCATTTGGTGGCTCTAAGCACTAATATGATTATATCAGGCTACACAATCGATACAGACTATGAACAAGAGGTAAAAGACCTTGAGTCTGATCTAAAGAAATACAAGAAAGGATTTTAAATGCTTCTACAAGAATATTACGCCAGACAAGCTTGTGACGAAATGAATCTAAGCAACTCTAAAATAGAGATAGATCATCTTAGTGGTAAAACTATTATTAATGGAAAATCTTATGGTATAGTTTTGCCTCATTCACTCATTATTTATTGTAAGAGCCTTTGGGAGAAAAGAGCAGATGAATTCTATTTTAAGGGTGTTATCACCAAAAATAGAAAATGGATTAAGCAATACGACAATGTTTACGAGTCAAATCGAGGTAGAAACAAGGATTTGAAGTATTCACTTGATAAAGAATATTACGAGTCTCTAGGTCGAACTAAGTTTGCACTCACACCAACGGGTGACTGCCCGTGGTCATACAGAATGTTTGAAGCAATGATGTGTGGGTCAATTCCAGTATTGGGTGATGATGATGTTGATGTTTTTGCGGGTGATTATAAAGTATACCGACACTCTGATATTAAAGAATATCGATTGGATTATGCTGAATACAACTACAAACAAGTGTATAAAAATGTTTTACTATAGATGAAAATTATATCAGGCTACACAATCAATACTGATTACGAAGAGGAGGTTAAAGATTTAGAATCTGACCTTAAGAGATTTGATTTACCATACAAGTTATATGGTTATGAATCTCAAGGTGATTGGACTAAGAACACAATGGTCAAAGCTAAACTGATTCAGAAAGGTCTAAAAGAATATCCAAATGAGGATATCATATGGATAGATGCTGATGCTGTTATATTAAAACAACCAGAGTTCTTTCATGAACTGAAAGATAAAGATTTTGATTTATGTTGCCACTATTTAAAAACGAGATACAACCCGAATGAGTTGTTAAGTGGAACACTGATCTTTCGAAACAATGAGATAGTCAATCAGTTAGTTGCTGATTGGGTTAATGATAAAGAAGTAAACTGGGATCAAAAGATACTCCAGAAATATGTTGATGGTAAATATAAAGGTAGATTGAAAAAGTTAAATCTCCCGATTGATTATATCAAGATAAGACCAAAAAGTGTTCCAGATGTTAGAACACTTGATTGTGTGATAGGTCATAAACAAATGAGTCGTAAACAATCTAGGGGTTAGTAACCACCAGTCAATTCAATTCTAAGATCGTCAAAGTGAGCTACGAACCTCAACCCCAGTCGGGTTAGTTCAAGAACTCCAGAATAGAAATCATCAGCGGTCGTATAGGCAATATAGTTGTTATTCATAATATGTTTTTAGTAGTTGTTTCTCTCAGTTACGGTTACAACTTAACATAAACCCATCAAAAGTCAAACACTAATTTCAGATATTGTGTGATTATCAGTTGTTATAGTGGAAACAATTTACTAGAGGTCGATTCCTTACTTGCTCTGAAAACGGGAGCCATGCTATAGTTTGCAGACTTAATATACTCACCAGCGGGGTCAGTGTGTATCTTCACTGTTCTAAGTGTTCCACTCTCATCAACAATAGTAGCTGTTTTTTCTGTTCGTTTGATAACGTCAATTGCTATCTTACGATTACTGTGACCATTAGTATAGGTTACTAATGTGGTTTCTTCTTTTATTTTCGTTGTCATCGTTTCTTATGGTTTGTTTTTATCTCTCTCAGTTACGATTTAAACTTAGCATAAACAGGTCAAAAGTCAAACCCTAATTTCAAAAACTTTATTCAATCTTCAGCAAACACTTCCATCATTAAAGCTTTACCTTCTTCACTTAAGCTGTCATATAGAGAGGCTAAAACGTTGTTTACAGTTTCATTCATGATTTTATCGTGGGTTCGTTAAAGTTATTAATGCGAAAGATAGAGCAGTCGTTAGAAATGATATTGAAAAAACTCCGACAAGTATGATTAGTGTATCGTTCATTATTCTGATAGTTATTTTTATTAACCAACTAAGGCATTGAGTGAACGAATCTCTTTACGTGACTTGAAGTTCTTGGGCCAGAATATATCGTGGTAATCAATCTTATTGTCAGCTACAGTCACCAAACGAAGATCATCATTATTAATGCAGGATGAATGAGGAACATACTTGTGAAGGATTCGAATGTCACATTCGTAGATGTAATAAACATCACCATCTTTAGTTACGAATGCTTTCTCAACATTAGGTTCGGTCTCTTCGATATCACGTTTTGCAGTGTACTCATTATAACTAAGATCGATATTAGCTGATTCAACTGCTTCACTTAGTGTCTTGTAGGTTTCTTTTATTTCAATAGTCATTTTGTGGTATTATGGTTTCTCTCGATTACGGTTACAACTTAACATAAACTCCTCAAAAGTCAAACACTAATTTCGGGTTTTATCAGTTAACTTTCTTCCAGTAACCATAAACCATCTTTTCAGAACTATCCCAAGTATCGTTAGGAACTCCATCCACAACAGCTACGAAGTGCCTGGCTTGCCTTGCTATAATAGTTCCCTCATCTGTAAAGTCTGAACACCTTGCTTTCCTACCAAATATATTTGGAGCTGATTTCCAATGCCATCCAAGCAACTCCAAAGCTGATGATAGATCTTCTTTATAGATTCCTCTGGAGATTGCTTTGTTACCTTGCTTGCCAACGCTAGCAGCTTCCTTAAGTCGTGTTCGGGCTTCAGTGTAAGTAATGTCACATGCTATTGCCATTGCTCTTATACCGCAATCTGTATCACCCTTTAAGCCTGCATCTGATCTACCTCCATCATTATAGGTGTAGTTGAATTTCATTTTTGTTAGTTTCATAATATAATCTCTCTTGATTGTGGTTACACCCTAGCATAAACCTAGAAAAGGTCAACCACTAATTTCAGCTTTTAAAACTCCTACCAACCCATCTCATTGATGGTATCTTCACTCGCTTCACAGATTCCTTCTCTGATATGCTCAACAGCTGTAGCAATCGAAACTTTTCTGGTGTGATTCCAATCTGGTTCATTGAAGTATCGAAATGTTAGTGTATTAAGCCCATTACTATTCCACGCTTTCCATTTTGGAGCATTGATATAAAAGTAACCTCCATCTTCTAACACTTCTTCTTCGATCTCTGATCCTGGGTAGTTATACTTAAGGATGCTTTTAATAGTTGCTATTGTTTTTGCCATAGTATTGAATTAATTTCAATAGCAACTTAGCATAAACCTAGAAAAAGTCAAACACTAATTTAAAATATTTGGTGGGCAGGGAAGGATTCGAACCTTCGTACACTTACGTGAGCAGATTTACAGTCTGCCGCCTTTAACCACTCGGCCACCTACCCGTTATTATTTTAAATTGGCTCCTGCGCTTGGGATCGAACCAAGGACCTAGTGATTAACAGTCACCCGCTCTACCGCTGAGCTACGCAGGAATTAAGCATTCTAGACGGGATTTGAACCCGTGATGCCGCCGTGAAAGGGCGGAGTGATAACCACTTCACTACTAGAACATTCGACTTTACTTATACTGATTAAAATCATCACTTTCTAAGCTTCATTTGACCATAAGGAAACTTCCCACTTTCTCCTCAGCTCCAAACCTTTTCTAACTTTTCCACCAGCCATTCTATACTTGGGCATAATATGTTTAATGCTTTCATAGTTTCCATGATTGAGTCTATTGCTCTTACTACTAACTAATGAACGTAGTGCACCTTGACCACAGTTGAATGTGAAGCTTGTTAGAGCTGCTAGTTGATGTTCATTCAGTGGAACTTTAACGATCCTTAGAACATGACTCTTAGCGAGTAGCAGCTCTTCTTCCAGAAGCTTTAGTGCTTCTTCTTCTGTCACAACATCACCCCACTTAACATCTTTAGTGTATCCATAACCAATCGTCATTACTCCACCGCAACACTTATAAGCTTTGCTTTTGAAGCTTTCGTAATACTTAACTTTTGAAAGCATCCTTTCCCATGCAGTCACTTCTCTAACTTTATCTTTGATGTTCTCCTTGGTGATTTTAGTGTTGTAGAATCTCTTGGGTTTAACCAATACAGCAACTACTTCTTCTTCAACCAGGTTGTAGAATCTCTTGGGTTTAACCAGGACTGGAACAACTTTAGGTTCATCTATGCTTGGTGAACTCTTTGGGGGATTTCCACCTCCACTGTTTTTCAGGCAGTGAAGGGGAACTAATAACCCAACTAATACAAAAATTAAAAACTTATTCATAATATAATCTCTCTCGATTGTGGTTACACTCTATCAAAATAATGGTGGTTTGTAAAGAAGAAAAGTAAAGTTTTCTATACAATCAACTTCTCATACCATTCATCGGGTGTTAAATGATTCCAATCACAAATGGTTTTATCATGGAATCTTACAGATAACCATTCCAGCCAAGCTTCAAAGTGATCTGGAGTTTTTATATTTCCTTTCTCTTCTGAATCGGGAATCATCCACCAGTGATCATTGGGATAACGACTCTTGATATATGTTCTGAGGTTGATCTTACCTAGAAGTGACTTATTCAAGTTCATACTCATCTTCGTCTTTAAGTAAAATGTAACTGTGACTTTCCAATTCCTTTTCACTCAAACCTGTGATTGAGAGGAACCGCTTTTTGTTGTGGATTATCGGGGCGAATATCATAATCGAATCATAATCAATATTGGTATAGGCAGAACCTGAGTAGTTGGCAAGCAACTTATTGATTGCATCGTGTGATACAGTTCTTACTAGTATTTTTTCAGTCATAATTTTTAATTGTGGTTACATTTTAACATGCATACTCTAAGGTGTAAAGAATCTATTCAGGCTTCTTTACTTTGGAAATACTGCTTTTATATCTAACACTCTCCTACAATCTCTTCTTCTTGGAGCAGTATCTATTGCAGTTCTACCATTTTGGTCTAATGCTAGAAGATGACCTTTAACAGAAACAAAGTAGACAGTTCCAGAAGGATCGTTTAGTGCTCTGATACTTTTGCGTATACCTCCAACTGTAGCATTTTTAGGAATGTAACTTTTACGTGATCTAACAGCAAATCCAAACCTTCGCAGTATTCCATGTGTTGCATTGTTTCCTGTTTTGTTAGTCCAGGTAGAGTAGTATTTGTCTGGAGTGATTCCTACATATGCTAGGCACTTACTAACACAAACTCCTTTGAATGATTTCGTTCTCACAACATGTTCGGTGAGATATGTGATTCCCTCAACAGTTCTGACATTATTTTCTGGTATTGCGGTCATATTTTGTGGTGTTATAGTTTCTCTCAGTTACGGTTACAACTTAACATAGGCCCATAAAAAGTCAAACACTAATTTAAAAATTATTGCTTCTGCCAGATGGTGATTAGTTTTTTTTCCAGGCGTGTAAATACAGTTCAGAACTTTTCCCTACAAATGATGTTGTATCTACTGTAACATTCCATTCATCAATCTTACCATTAAAACGAAAAAGCTTTTCAGGCCTAGTTTCAATATGAATTCTAGACTCTCCCTCCGAGGTTTTTTGATCTACTTTCGCTAAACGAAACATCGATGTAACCGCACCAAGGATTTCACATTCCTTTATGCTAGGGGCGAATTCGTAATAGTCGCCGTGAAATATTCTTTCTGCTTTCATGTTTTTGTGGTGTTAATGGTTATTCACTTACTGTGATCAGTGGTTTAGAATCTTGGGTTAACGTGATCCATCCAATTTACGAAAACTTTAGATCCATCATCTAGCTTAACTCCAAATCTGGCTGATGAACCACAAGCATCGGAAATGCAAATCTCAGTTGGTGATCCGTATCGTTTTCCATAATGACTCTTACCCATCATGTTAACCCAGAAAACAACTCCAGATTTACCTTTGCTTCTACCCCTAAGAATGTCTATGCGATCTCCTTTTTTCGGGATGTGTGAAGAAAGATCTAGTTCCTTCATTGC